AAAAATGCACCAGATTAAGCCAATCAAGCAAATTCAAAAGGGGTGTTTAAAGGGAGAGTTGACAAATTTGACAAAATTCAGAGGTTTTAAGAGAAAATGGCAAGAATAACAAAATCAAAATTCAAGGAAGCATGTAAAGGATCAGGAGGAGTCCAGACAGTTATAGCAAAAGCAATCGGAGTAACAAGACAAGCGATAGGACTTTATTTAAAAAAGAATCCAGATTTAAGAAAATTTCTTGATGAGGAAGGAGAAAAGATAATCGATGTAGCAGAGCACAATATTAATAAGAAAATAGTTGAGGGAGATGTAGATGTAAGCCAATGGGCCCTGACAAATCGAAAGAAAGGAAAAATAAGAGGATATGGATTTAAACAAGAAATTGAGCAAACTGGATCTGCTGCAACATTTAATCTTATTACAAAATCTGTGGAGGATATAAAAAATGCAAAAACTAGAAGTAAGCCCGGGCCACGAGCTAGTGATAAGCCCGAAGCAAGAACAAATCCTGAAAGTACTGGATGATGATATCCATACAGAAATTTTTATGGGTGGAGCAGCTGGAGGATCTAAATCTTTTACAGGATGTCTTTGGCAAATAATGAGGAGAATGGTTTATCCAGGATCAAGAGGATTTCTTGCGCGAGCTAGACTAAAGAGTTTAAAGGAATCAACTTTATTGACATTCTTTGAAGTTTGCAGATTGCTCGGCCTAAGACAGAATATAGATTTTACTTATAATGCAATTACTGGCCTAATCAAATTCAAGAATGGAAGTGAAGAATATTTGAGAGATTTATTTTATTATCCAAGTGATCCTGAATTTGTGAGTTTAGGAAGCACAGAATACACAGATGGATATATAGATGAGATGGCAGAAATAAGTGAGCAGGCATATCAAATTATCAGAAGTCGAATGCGTTTTAAATTAGATGAGTTTGGATTAATTCCAAAGATAGGCATGGGTTCGAATCCTTGTAAAACTTTTATCTACAAAGAGTTTTATAAAAAATGGGTAGACAATGAGCTCGAGCATTACAAAGCATATATTTTTGCAGGAGTTTATGACAATCCATTTATTTCAGATCATTATATTGAGAATCTAAAAAAATTAGATCCAATTAACCGGGCCAGACTTCTTGAAGGAAATTGGGAATATGATGATGATCCAACTAAGCTATTTGAATATGATGCAATTTTGGATTTATTTACTAATGAAGCAGAAAGAGGAAAAAAATATTGCACAGTTGATGTCGCCGGCAGAGGAAGAGACAGAACAATGATTCTTATTTGGGATAATTTATTTATTGAGAAAGTGTATAATATGGATAACATCTCGAGCGAAGAATTGGATAGTATATTATCCAAACATAAAATCCCTCGAAGCAAATGTGCAATCGATGAGGATGGAGTAGGGTTTGGATTAGTAAAAGATATGCCAGGAGTTAAGGGATTTGTGAACAACTCGAGTCCGGTTAAGAAACATAAGGAGACAGAGGAGGATAGAGTCCTGAGAAATTATGCAAATCTAAAAGCACAGTGCTGGTTTTTATTAGCAAATTATGTGAACGCTGGATTGATAGGGATAACCAAGGATATCCATGTAGACACAAAAAAATTATTAATTGAAGACCTTGAGCAAATTAAACAAAAGGATCCTGGAAAAGATCAGCCACTTCGAATTTTAACAAAAGAAGAAATCAAAGAGACCTTAGGAAGATCAACAGACATCGGTGATGCAATGATGATGAGAATGTATTTTTGTGTTCAAGCCGGAGAACTTGCATTTGCATTTATGTCTCCAAAACCAATTCCAAAAAAAACAGAAGAAGGTAAAGAGAAATTAGAAAGAGAAAATCAAATAAAAGAATTAGTAGAAAAGGGAAAAATTGGTTTTGGACCAAGAGCTAGAAGAGAGAAAGAAAAATCAGATAAATAACAATATTTAAATAAACAAGAAAACTGATAAATATATCATTTCATACTCATGGAAAACTATTTAAATGGTGGTTTGTATAGAAATACATGCCAAAAGTTGAATTTATTTGTCCAGAATGCAAAAAAGAATTTGAAGGTTGGGCTTGCCAAAATAGAAAATATTGTTCAAAAGAATGCAGACTTAAAGCATTACATAGGGAAACTCCAGAAAAAAGAAGAACAGGGAAAAAAGAAGAGTGTGAGTTTTGTGGAAAAGAATTTTATGTTGCAAGATGGAGGATTAAATCAAACAGGGGAAAATATTGTTCACAAGAATGTTATTGGAAAGATAAATCAAATAAAGTTAAGGGAAAAAATAATTTCCAATATATTGATGGAAGAACTAAAAAATATTCAAAAGCATTTTATCTTTCAGCAAAGTGGAGGAAGTTACGGAAGGAAATTTATAAGAGAGATAATTGGACTTGTAGAAAATGTGGAAGAAAAGGAGGAGAATTGCATGCCCATCATAAAATACCAGTTGGAAAATGTAAAAACCCTTTATCAAAAAGAAACATTATTACCTTATGTAGGAAATGTCATGGTCTTGAACAATAGACAGGAGGTGCAAAATGAGTTTTATTAGTAATATCTTCGGAAAGGGACAGAAATCAGTTCCGCCTATAGATGCTGTGAATGAGGCTACTCGTGAGGGTTTGCCTAAAGCATATATACCGAAGTTCTTGTACAAACCGCCCTTTCGGCTATCCAAGATTTGTTGATCTTCCACAAATAAGAAGACTTGCAGCAATGCCATTTGTTGAGATGTGTATTTCTACAATCGTCGATGAGGTTTCTTCAGTGTCTTGGGATATTACTGTAAAAGAAGGAATTGATATTACCCCAGAACATGAAGAACAAATTAAGCATGTAAAATCTTTTTATGAAAATCCAAATACAAATAAAGAAAGTTTTGATGAAATCAGAAGAAAATATATTAGAGATATTTTAGAAATAGATGCAGGAGTGTTAATTAAGATGTTCAATATAAAAGGAGAGATGGTTGAGTTAATGGCCAGGGACGGATCAACATTCACAAAGAACCCAGACATTTATGGAAGGATAGTAGATAGAGATGATTTAATTATGGATCCTAATATTGCTGCCGAAGGAAACAAAGATTCGCGACAAATGGAGCCAGGTTGGATCACTGCTGCAGATGCGCGAGAGAAAGCAGCTTATTTTCAGTATGGTTGGATTACAGGAGCTCGGCCAGTGCCATTCGGAAAAAAAGAAATAGTTTGGTTCGAAAGAAATCCTCGAACAGATAATATTTATGGAAGATCACCAATAGAAGTTTTAGCACAATCAATTCAAACACTTATTTATTCAATTGAACATAACCTTGAATATTTTTCTGACAATGGAATCCCGAAAGGAGTTATTGGATTAGAAGGTGCAGATGCCGACGCAATCAAAGCATTTAAGGACCAGTGGGAAGAGCAGCAAAGAACAAAAGACTCTGCAGGAAATTGGAAACATAATTTTCATCATCTCCCAGTAGTTGGTAAAACCCCAGTATTTACAAGATTACAATTCACTAACGCTGAACTGGAATTAATAGAAAGTCAAAAGTGGTGGGCGAAAATGGTTTGGGCATGCTTCGGAGTGACAGCGACGGAACTTGGATACACAGAAGATGCAAAAGGTTTGTCTAATCAAATAGTTCAATCTAATATTTTTAGAAAAAGAGCAATCAATCCTATTTTAAGAATTGAGGAATACAAACACAACCATGAGATTATGTCAGAGTTTGAATATCCTGACTTAGAATTTAAATTCTTAATGTTTGATGTTGATGAAGAAACTAAAAAAGCAAATCTTTGGAAATTGCAATTAGACGCTGGATATAAATCAATTAATGAAATTAGGCAAGAAGAAGGATTAGATGAAGTAGAGTGGGGAGAGAAACAATCAGCAGAAGAGATGATGGAGATGCAAAGTAAGTATTCAAGCAAAGATCCAAATGAAGAAGAGAAAGATGGTTTTGAAAAAGAAAGCAAGTTGCAATCAAGGACAGACGATAAAAAAAAAGAAGAGAAAGCACTTCAAATAAATGAGAATCCTTTAATTCTAAGAGAGAATGAATTAATGAGTGATGACCGACTTAAACAAAGCATAGTCTATTTATTAAAACAAAACGAAAAGAAAATTAAAGATTTAATTAAATCAGAGATAGGTGAAAATAAATTAATCCATATTAAATCTGTTGATGATATTGCTAAAAAGATTAAAGATATAGTGACTTTTGCTGGACTAAAGACAATTAGCGACGCTGTGATTAGACATACATTCATGGGAGGATGGGACAGCGCAGAAAAGCAACTAAACAAGAATTTTATGGTTAATCGGGAAGCAATTGATTACATCCAAGATTATACTTTTAATAATATTAAAGTAATGGGAGAGGAAATTAAAAATGATCTAAGACAAGAATTAGAAAGAGGGATCATGCAAGGAGAAGGAATAGCAAAACTTACAAAAAGAGTTGATAGTATTTTTAACAAAGGAGAGAATAGAGCCGAGATGATTGCAAGAACAGAAGTAAATAGAAGTGAGAACCAGGGAAAACTTCAAGCATTCAAATCAAGTGGAGAAAGATATAATAAAAAATGGTCAACACATTTTGATGCTCGAACAAGCCCACTATGTAAAAGATTAGATGGCCAAGTAGTCAAAATGGATGAGAATTTTAAAGATAAGACTTCTGGATGGGAAGGACCTTGCCCTCCGAGTCACGTCGACTGTCGTAGCAGTCTTACATTCATTCTAAAAGAATAGCAGATTTTTTAAATATATAATTCTTAGAAATAATATGCCAACTGGAATATACTATCACAAACCACATACAGAAGGAACTAAGAGAAAAATTGGAGAAGCAAACAGCATTGCTTTGAAAGGGAAAAAGCATTCTATAGAAACCAAGCAAAAAATGAGGGAGGCTCATAAAGGAGTTAAAAATTCTTTTTATGGAAAACATCATACTGAAGAATCAAAAAAGGAGATGATTAAAACTCAATTTAAGAAAGGGCAGATTCCTTGGAATAAATATAAAAAACATTCTAAAGAAACAATACAAAAAATAAAAAATAAGGCATTAAAAAGAATTGGAGAAGATGCAGCAAATTGGCAGGGAGGAATATCTTTTGAACCTTATGACAAAACATTTAATAATAAATTCAAGAGAGCAATCAGAAAAAGGGATAATCAAATTTGTATGTTGTGTGGGATCCATAGAGAAAAGATAAGAAGAGCATTAGATGTTCATCATGTTGATTACAATAAAAAATTATCTATATTACAAAATTGTATTAGTTTATGTCAAAAATGTCATCTAAAAACAAATGGAAATAGAAAACACTGGACAAAATTCTTTCAATCTTTGTTATCAGAAAAATATGGATATCAATATTCTGAAAATAATGAGATTCTTTTAGAATTTACATAAACACCAATATTTAAATATTCCCAAGAATTATAAAAGGGATGGAAGATCCTACATTTATGTTTAGTAGTGGAAAAATTGAACTCAAAGAGGAAGGAGAAAACTTTTTTGTTGAAGGGCACATCTCTACTTCTGATCTTGATTTGGTTAATGACATTGTAACAAAAGATTGTATAATGGATATGGCCAATCAAATGCGAGAGCGAACAATTAAGTTAGATATAGAGCATGAAAGTTTCAGGGGAAATAGTGATCTTGAAATGGAGATCAACAAAACAATTATCCCTGCAGCAAAGATAGATGATTTCTTAATTGACAGAAAAGGATTAAAAGTTAGAGCAATGTTAAATAAGCATGTAAGCAGATTCAACGAAGTAAAAAATAGTATTAAGGACGGATTCCTTGATGCCTTTTCAATTGCATTTATTCCATTAGAAGCAAAACATGAAATTAGAGAAGGCCATGAAGTTAGGATGTTGGATAAAATTAATTTATTAAATGTGGCGTTTACAGGAAATCCAGTGAACACTCAATCAACCATGACAAATGTTTTCGCGAAGAGTTTAGAATTTCTGGATCAAAAAGCAAAACCAAAAAAGCCAAAACCACAACCAGATCCACACAAGGAACCGGAAGAAGATGAAGAGGAAGACGAAGAAGAAAAGAAAAAGAAAAAAGAGGAAAAAAATCATAATCATTTATCAAATGATACAATTAAATTAAAGGAGGTTAAAAATATGACAGAGGATAATAAAGAAGAAGAGAAGAAAGAAACAGAATCTGAAGAGAAACCTGAAGCT